AAAGCAAGAAGCAGATGACTTGTATAAGCGAGTGGATGCAGTTGTTCCAAAATCTTTTCCAGCAAGTACGGACAACCTTGCTAGAGAACTTGCCAAAATCAAAGAAGAACTCGGCGCATCTGCAACTGGCATCAAGTCTTTGAAAAAACTTGATGAGATGGTTAATAGCGGGATGACCTATGGTGGTGTTTCTTTTGAAAAAAGCATGTTGGGTGCTGCAAAACGCGCAGGCACAACAAACGATTACGCTACAAACCTAAACATCGGAACAATTAAACGGTTGGAGGCAGCCATTGCCAAAGATCAACTTGATACCGTAGAGGCATTTGGCGGTGAAGAAGTTCGTAGACAGTTGCGTGCGGCCAACCTGCTGACAGCCAAGCAGAAGGCACTTGAAGATCGCATCGTTGGAGCATTTGGCAAGGAAATCGACGGCAGCGTGGCTCAGCGTATGCAGACAGCCATCAACACAGCCGCAAAGGGAGATGCTGCAGCCTTCAATCGCTTGATGAAGGTTGTGCCAGCAGAACTGCAAAAAGAAACGCTGGCTACGGCATTTGCGTCTGTCACTTCTGGCAAGGGAGCAGGCAAGGCAGCAGGAGCTGCTGAAACCGTGTTCAGCCCAGCCGAGTACACGAAGGTTTATCGTGGCCTTCGAGCCAACCCGCCTGTCTACTCCCAGATGGTCAAGATCATGGGGCCAGAGTGGGACCGTGCCTCGCGTGATCTCTACGAGATTTCGAGGCGCATTGCTGATGCAGATGCGCGTATTCCAACCACAGGCAAGGCTAACCAGATTTTGGGACAGGCTGCTGTAGAAAGTCTGATGGGTCAGGTAATGTCTACTAGTATGGCGCAGCGTGCTGCGACTGGCGTGGCAAGCATGATGGGGCCTGTTGGCGGCGTCGTGGCCCCAGACATTGTGCAATGGATGTCTAATACCAAGGGCGCTGGCGTGCAGAAGGCGGCCAAGCTCTTTGCCTCGCCAGAGTTCCAAGAGCTGGCTGTGCAAACTGCCACTAAAGGTGGTCAGCCAAGCCAGGCGGCCATCCGTCGCACGGCCATGAGCAAGTCCTTTGGGGATTTCGCAAAAGAAGCGAACCTGCCACAATCTCTGGATGCACGCATCCAGTTCTTGCAGAGTGCAATCCAAACAGGACGACAATTCGACCAGGAGAACCAACAATGAGCGCACTCTCGATTCAAGTCCCATTTCCGGTCTTTCAAGACCGTGATGGCCAGCCATTGGAGAACGGTTACATCTGGATTGGCCAGGCAAATCTGAACCCACAAACGAACCCTGTCGTGGTGTACTTCGATGAGGCTCTGACCATCGTAGCGGCACAGCCTCTACGCACGCTCAACGGTTACATCTCCCGCGCAGGCACACCAGCACAGGTTTACGTTGATGGTGTAAGTTTCAGCATCCTGGTGCAAGACAGCAAAGGATCAATGGTCTACAACTTCCCAGATGGAACTGGCATCAGCCCAGATGCTTGTGGGGTGATTTATAACCCACCATTTACTGGCGCTGTTCCGACACCTGTTTGCGAGAAGTTAGAGCAAACTGTCAGCGTCATGGACTTTGGCGCTGTGGGTGACGGCGTAACAAATGACACGGCTGCTTTTAGTGCAATGTTTACGTACACCAATAGTTCCGGTGCGTATTGGCATATCCCAGCAGGAACCTACATTGTCAACGGCGCTTCTCCGATTCAGATTAAAACTAGCGGGCGCTGCGATGGTTTGATAAAGATTCCAAAAGCAAACACGACCTGCTGGTTTGAAATTGCTAGGGATACCGCTGGAACAGTTGTTTCAACAACTGGATGGGACCCCCTGATTCGCGGTAAAACACAAGTTGGGGCTACTAATGCTGCCAACAAATACCTGTTCATCAATTCAACTGAAGTTGTTATTGATCGAATTGGTGCTGCGGCCCCTTATTACAAGCAAGAATTCATACGCTGCGACAACCAAGGCAACATGACCACTTCGCTGGTCAACACCTACACCAGTTACGCAAACGTCACGGTAACGGCAAATACTCCCTCAGAACCTGTGCAGATTGACGGGCTTAAGGTTTTACGCACTGGAGCTGGCCCCGTAGGACTTCGCGGAAGCATTGTAGTCAATCGAGACAACGTGATTTTGAATCAACCGGAAGTCCGAAATGAAGATCCTTCAGTACCTTTGGCGTTTGCCATTGAAGTTGGGTATTGCGCTGATGTGACATTGAATAGACCATTTGCAAATGGGCTTCAATACGCAGGCTTGGGTTACGGTGTTAGCGCCACAACAACAATTGGTTTGACGGTAAACGACGCCACCATGATTGACTGCCGTCATGGTTGCTCTGGTGCTTTCAACGTCGATTGGACAATTAACGGTGGCAATTGGCACTATGGGATTGACGATCACTGGGGTAACCGCATGATTGTCAATGACGCAAAGATTTTTGCACCTCAAGGTGGCAGTGCAATTGGTTACGCTGGCTATGACATTTCAGTCAATGATTGCCAGCAATTTGGTGGCCGTAACTTCTTTGCAATCAGGCTTGACACGCCAGCACTTGGCGGTGTGGTGTCTATCAAAAACACAAAAGTTCAATCATCGGACGGAAGCTCAACATATTACTTTTTTGGCTTTTCTTCTGATGATGGCAGTGGTCCAATTGTTTGGCCGATCACGGTAAAGCCGTTTCTTCCTGATTTAATTGTCATTGAAGACGCTCAAATAAATGTAGACGTTGCCACAATTTCTGTTGCAAGACTTGGTTTGCTTGAAACAGCACACACTAGTTGGGGAACTGTAATTGTCCGTGGCGCTGTTCGCTCTGAGGCAAACATTGTTCCAATTTTTGCGATCAAAAATTCAACGTACAGCCAAGATCGCACGGCAAATTTGACAGTTGACGGGCCAATTGATTGCAAGAATGAAAGTGTGATCTACGCTACGGCAACCGATGGGGTTGCTACTAGAGCATACAACTGCCGCATTGAAGGCGTTGTATCTGGCAGCGTTCGTTACAGCGGGTACAGCGTAAACACCATGCGTATTGCAGACTGTTCTTTGGCAAGTATTGTCAATGACGACGCTGCTGCTCCTTGGGGCAATACGCTCACAACCGTCAGCGACACGTTTATGGTGGGTGGCGTGGTTAGCGGAAACTTTCGAAACATTGCGTTCTATAACTGCACGTTTACGGGCACGATTACGCAATTTCCATTTGATGGTGTTACGAACTATGCGACGCTGGTTGGAAACACTCGCACAGTAACCCAAGCGGCAATGCCAGCCGACATCAGAAACAACGTAGTTTCACCATTCATATAAGGAGAATTAAATGGCAGATGCAAAAATTTCCGCATTAACTGGCGCTACTACCCCGCTTGCGGGTACTGAAGTATTGCCAATTGTTCAAGGCGGCACAACCGTAAAAGTTGCTGTTTCAAACTTAACGGCTGGACGAGCAGTGGCTGTCTCTAGCCTTGCAAGCAGCGGAAACATTGGCGCGGTAAATACAGCCCCTACAACGCCGTTGATGGTAAACACCTACAACGGTAGCGACCCCACTTACCGGGGCGATGTTGTTGTCAATTCACCGGGAGCTTCGCTCTCAAGCAACGGTGGAATTGAACTCAAAGTGGACAACGCTGGCAGCGGTTTTGGGGCTAGATTCTTAAACTACTATCCAGGAAGTGGAAGCACATACGACATCGCAATCCAAATGCGGAACAACTCCGCATCTTGGACAACGCAACTGAATATAAAGTCAACTGGCAATGTATCTGTCTCAACAGGAAACCTTGTCATTGACACCTCGGGCAAAGGCATTACGTTGCCGGGTGAAATAACTTGGACAAGCGGTGCTGGTAGCCCCGAAGGTGTTGTAACAGCACCTGTTGGGTCTTTGTATTCCCGATCTGATGGTGGCTTACTCTCGTCACTGTACGTTAAAGAATCAGGAAGCGGAAACACTGGTTGGGCGGGCAAATAAAATGTTAAAAGCAGTAAGAGCATCTATCACAAGCGGAATAATTAGTTTTATTTCGTCCAGACCAAAGGTTGTTCCATTGCAAAGCCAAGTGGTTTTGTATGGAATATTACTTCTTGAAGATGGCTTTGCTCTTCTGCAAGAAGATGGTTCAGAAATCATTTTGTAAAAGGAAAAATTATGGCATCGAATAGTCAAATCGCATTCGCACCCCTTGGCAATACAGTCGTCATTCCTGCCACTACTGTTGCATCAACTGGAGTCCAGGCACTGGTGTTCTCAAGGCTTGATGCACAAAGTACAGGCCAGTATCGCATCATCAACAGCAGCTCTAATACGGTGTTTCTTGGCGTTGGCAACACTGCAGCAGAGGCTGCGGCCAATGCAGTGGCTCCTGTAGCTGGCACTCCTACAGCGGCCATCGTGCTGATTCCTGGTGCTGTTGAAGTGCTGCGCTTTGCGCGTGAGTCGTTCTTCTCAGGCCTGGCACCTGCTGGCGCATCTACCGTCTACATCGTGCCAGGCGAGGGCATGTAATGAGCCAGGTCGATGCAACCGATGCACGACTTCAGACGCACGAAGAAATTTGTGCGCTGAGGTATGACCAGATCAATGCGCGACTCAAGCGCATTGAGGCCATCATGATGAAGACGGCAGGCATCATGCTTGTGTCAATGGCAGGAACCATTTTTGCTGCGATCTGGATGACAAAATGATTGCAAAAGACAAGATACAGCATCTCGCAATGGGCGTCGGCTCGACTGTTGTCCTTGGCGCGATTCACTTCTTGCCCGTGGGCTGGGCCGTTGCCATCGGTGGCATCGTGTTCGGCATCTTCTACGAGTTCCAGCAGTGGTATCGCAAAGAAGGCCAACCTGATGCTTGGGATGCTGTTGCCACCGCGCTGCCTGGCATTGTGATCGGCGCTGCCTGGGAACTGCTGAAGGTGTAAGTATGTCAGACCAAGACCTGAACCACGAACTGGCGCTCATCAAGGAACAGGCCAAAGTAGAGCTGAACAAGCTGCAAGCGCAAAGCACAGCAAAGGAAGTGGCCGGTAAAGCCATCGGCGAAAGCGGCCTCTTTTACATCACGCTGATTATCGTCATCGGCGTTGGCTCCAGCGTGGTGCTTGAGAATGAAAAAATCGCTGCAGTGATGGGCCTGCTGGGTGCCGCATTGACTGCGCTCATCTCGATGCTCAATGGAATCGCTGGTGCAAGCACCAAGCAGGAAAAGCCTGAATTTGAAATCATGAAGCAGTTGATTGAAAAGCTCGACCGCCTTGACCGTCCAGAGCAGCCGATGCGCGTTGACGTTGAAGGCGACAAAGTAACAGTGCGCAAGGGTGACGATGTTGTAACTGCGAAAAAGGAGTGAACATGGACTGGCTCAAGCAGATCGCCCCGACGATTGCCACCGCCCTGGGTGGCCCACTGGCAGGCATGGCCGTCTCGGCAGTCTCCAAGGCCATTGGCGTGGACGAGGCAAAGGTTGGCGATCTGATCGCCTCCAACAAACTGACTGCCGACCAGATCGCTCAGGTCAAGCTGGCCGAGATCGAGCTGCAGAAGCAGGCGCAGGAACTGGGCCTGAACTTTGAAAAGCTGGCCGTCGAGGACCGCAAGTCTGCCAGAGAGATGCAGGCCACCACTCGCTCGATGATGCCTCCCATCCTGGCTGGCGCTGTGACCCTGGGTTTCTTCGGCATCATGGTGATGATGTTCTTCAACCAGATCGACAGCAACAACCCTGCCATCCTGATGATGCTGGGAAGCCTTGGCACAGCCTGGACTGGCATCATCGCCTATTACTTCGGCAGCTCGGCTGGCTCGCAGGCCAAGACCGATCTGCTCTCCAAAGCCACCAAGTGAGGACACTATGAAACAGAATTTCGAAGCTGCACTGGCTGCCGTCCTACACCATGAGGGTGGCTTTGTGAACCATCCCAAAGACCCAGGTGGCATGACGAATCTCGGCTGCACCAAGAAAGTCTGGGAGGAGCATTGCGGCCACGAGGTGGACGAGAAGACCATGCGTGCGCTCACACCTGCCGATGTGGCTCCTCTGTACAAGACAAAGTACTGGGACAAAGTGCGCGGCGACGAGCTGCCGTCTGGCGTCGATTACGCTGTGTTCGATGCCGCCATCAACAGCGGCCCAGGAAGGGCTGCAAAGTGGCTCCAGGCGTGCGTTGGAGTCGAGCAGGATGGTGGCATAGGCCCAAAGACTTTGGCGGCCGTGTCGGCCTTTGATGCGCAGCAGCTCGTCGAGGACTATTCCAAGCGCAGGCTTGCTTTTCTTGTTAACTTGTCGACCTGGACAGACTTTGGCAAGGGCTGGGGCAAGCGCGTTGCTGATGTGCAGGCCAAGGCAATCGGCATGATTGCCTGAGACCTACTGCGTGGCCTTGCGATTGCGGCAGGCCTCACGCATCGCTGGGGTGAAGTCTGGGTGAAACGATGCCAGGCTGCAATCGATCACCCGTCTTTCAGGTGCGACTATTGCAGATGCTGCGATCAGCACGATCCACATGCAGATCACCAGCACCACGCCAAGCACCACGAGCATGGCACTAGCCATCCTTTTCAGGTATCCAACCACAGGGCTGGCAGGCAGTGGCTCAGCGGCCAGCATGACTGGCCTGCACTTGGCCACACGAGCAGGGCAATCGCGGCCCTGCACGCAGTCGTAGTCACAGCAGTTCATTTGTCCAGGCCCAAGAACAGACAAGCGTGCTTGTGGCTCACGCCTTTGGAGTCGATGTAGGTCTCTCCGCAGCCGACCATCCACTCCATGAGCAAGATTGCCATTGCCACACCGATTGCGGTGGCCAGCGCCAGGTTGAGTAGCTTCTTCATTTCTTGACCTCCGAAGGTGGCACCCAGCCCATTGCGCGAAAGCGATCCATGATGTTGGTGGACGCTGCTGGCACATAGCGCCAGTTGGGGTTGAGCAGGCTGGGCCTGATGGCCAGCCAAGAGGGTTGCTGTGGTTGTGGGGCTTGCATGGCGGTCTCCTTTCTGGTTGATGAAGCGCCCAGAAGGGCGCAGGGTTTATCAAGCGCCTTCGTACTGTGCACGGATGGACTCAGCTTGTTCTTTTGACCGGCCAAAATATGGATGGCCATCGCGGCCTTCTGCGCACCAGTCATTGATGCCAACCTCGATCTGCTCATCAAGGGTCATGTCGTTGAAACTTGGGTTGTGGATTTCGTATGCAGCTTTCACGTTCAGCTCCTTGCTGGTTGTGGGTTGGTAGGCCTCCAGTATACCAC